ACCTCAACAACACCAACCACATCTACTACACGCACTACATCTACAACTACTCAAACAACTTCAACCTCAACAACACCAACCACATCTACTACACGTACTACAACTTCAACTACGCCAACGCCAACGCCAACGCCAACACCCACTGCTACACCAACATCCACAACGCCAACAACACCACCGCCAACAACACCACCGCCAAGACTATATCAGCCTAAGAAGCCAATTAAAGTTACTTGGTAGTTCAATCTATGGGCACACTATAGCCTGCTAACTCTGGTTGTTGTTTTTTTGATCTTAAATATAGATCTTTGGCTTTTTCAATATTTCCTATTTTATAGTTAGCCCAAGCTTCTATATAATAATCTGTAAAATCTTTTTTAGATATTTTATCAAAATAAACTATTGAATTTATGTAGTCTTCACTCCAAAAATAACAATGTGCAAGACCCTTATATAAAGGATCAATAGAATCGCTTAATATAAGTTTAGCAAGAGGTAAGCCCAACCCAACTGTAGCAATTCCTGTAACTGTATAGTAACTATTTTTAAATAAATTACATTCTTTTTCAGCAATTTTAAAAAATTCTAAAGATTCTTTAATTTTTCTTTCATTAAATAATCTTTCGCCTTCGCTCAAGTCTTTAAAAGACCTTGTGTTATCTAATTTTATTTTTAGAAAAATTTCTGGGTTTTTTTCCATGTAGTCTGCCCGTACCGGTTTTTATTTTTAAATTAGATTTAAATTTACTTTATTATCAATATATAATTTATTGGACTCATAATAGGCTTTAAATGGAAGATAATCTGGGTAGAAATATAGATAAGCCGGGTTTAGATGCCCAGCAATTAAAATCTTTAATATCATCTTTGGCTCAAAAACCAACAGGGAAGGCCCAGCCTTTTAATCAAGCTAATACTGATAGCTCCAAAACTGATAAATTATATGAAGATTTAAAAAAGGTTGTAAAAGATTTAGATAAGTCAATATCAGAAATTAAACAAACTGTAAAGAGTGCTGCAGATTTTAGATCTTCTTCTAGAAAGGGTGCTGGGCCAAAATTAAAAGATTCTATTAGCTTTGAAAAACAAACATATGAAGTTCTTAAAAACTTATCAAAAAAATCTTTTAAAAATTTCAGCGAGACGGATAAAGTAAATTCTGTAATGGAAAAAATGGCAACGGCCGCAACTAAAAAAGGAAGCATATACGTCCATGATGTTCATGTGGAAAAAGTTTTAAAAGAAATAAAAGATATATTAGAAAACCAAACTGGCACCAAAGCCAAAGAAAAGAAAGCACTAATCCTTCCAGAAGAAGAACCAATAACTAGAAAAAAAGAGCTATTTCCTGAAACCGTCCCAGAGGGTCCTGCACCTGTAGATAATAAAGCTAGCGAAGAGAGATTAAAACACGAGTGGCAGACGTTAGAGGTTTTAAATAGATATCAGAGAGTTTTGTCTCATGTTTCGAATACGGCTGCAAAAATTCAAGAAACTTTCTTGGGTTTTACTATGCTTAATAAAATAACCGAAGACTTAGTTAAGCAAGAAAGACAGTTTACACAAGAAATAAGATCTGCCGGTTTTGAGACAATGGGGATTACAAAAGAGTCTAGAACTTTACAACATGCATTAGCAGACATAGGAGAAACTACCAAGCTTACCGGATTTAGCAGAACAGAATCTCAAAAGGCATATCTTTCAAATTTTAAAAAAGGTCTAAGAGATCAAAAAACAGCGGTTAAATTAGCTACAACACAACTACACACAGAGAAAATGATAGGCTTAGAAGCTGGCACTCTGGCAGATACTTTCTCTAATATGAGTTTGCAAATGGGTTTTAGCACTACCGAGATGGATTCGTTAAGCAGAGGAATAAGACAGGTGGCGAGAGATACAGGCGTAACAGGTAGCAATTTAGCCAATTCTATAAAAAGCAGTGAACAATTTATTAAAAATTTAAGAAATAGTGCACAATTAACTGTGACTGGTGCAAAAAGTATAATGGGTTTGATGGCAAGTGCTGAAAAATTTGGTGTAGGAGAAGCATATCAAAACCTATTAGGAACTATGACTCAAGGGCTTTATGGATTTAGCAATGCTTCTTCACAGACGCAAGCTCTATTGGCCCAGATAGCAAGTAGCACTGGTAGAATGAATGATCTTTACACTGGAAAGCTTGCACAAGATCCTAAAGCCATAGCACAAGGAATAGGTTCTATATTACAAAATGTATCTGGCGGAATGGTTGACCTGAATACTGATTTAGACAAGCTTGATTCTACTACAAAAATGTATTTAGATACTACACTTAGAAATGCTTATGGTGTGGGATTAGGAGAATTGCAAAAATCCGGACAGGCCGCCGTAGAAAATGCAAGAAGTTTATCAGAGAAGTTGACAGAAATAGAAAAGAAAAGGAATGATAAATCAGCAACAGCTCAAGAGAAAAAAGCTTTACTAGAAGAACAGTCTGCACTCAAAACTAGTACTTCTTTAGATTTACTTAGTAGATTAAGTCAAAGTGCTAAAGATGCTGGCGGAGATATGAATAAAGCACTGCAAGATTTTAGAGGTAGCGAGGATTGGGATAAAATATCTGATAATCTGGGTGCTCTTAAAATTAATACTACTGATGGCAAAAAGATGACTAGAGATCTTTTACAAACATCTATAAGTAGTGTAAACGAAGGTTTAAAAAAGGCTGGCAAAAAGGGTTTAAATATTAGTACAAAAGATATAGAAAAAGCAGTCCACGGCGACGGTGCCGCTCTTAGAGAGATAGAAGATAAAGTTAGCAAGGCCAATCAAGAGTTAGGAGTGACACAAAAAAGCCAAACAGACATATTGTCAGAAACAAATCAAGAGCTTTCTGAACTAAATGATTTATTGCGTGTACAGGTTGGCGGAGTAATGGGCGGATTTCTAGATAGCGTTTTTGGAAAGTTTGGAACATATGCCGCTGCAGCCCTAGGTGGTTTTTCTGATATTGCTTTTAAACTGGTTTCTCTGGCAGTTTTAATGCAAGAAAGTAAAATGGGATTAACTAGAATATTTGGTTTTGCTGAAGGCAAATTTGATGGAATATCCGCTTTATGGACAGGATTTGTTAGTAATTTTGGCGTAGCATCAGCATCTACCTTGGCTAGTATAGGTGTCGCAGCCGCAGCGGTTGTCGCAATATCTGGTGCTGTTGTAGGAAGTTTAAACGCTGGTGAAAAAGCTGCAGAATTGTTTGGAAAAGCACAGGAAGATCTAACAACCGCCGAATACTATGCAGCCCGTGGAGCGGGTGCTATAACTGGTGCTTTGAATTTTCTTACTCTTGGATTTTTTGATAGTTTTTTAGGATCAACAGGAGTTATCACAAAATGGCTAGCACAATTTAACAAGATGATACCCATACTTTCTGTAGTTGTGGGAATTATAGATGCTGTTGCTGGTGCTATTTGGGGAATAATATTAAGTATAAAAGATATCGTTGTTGGTGCGTTTGAGATGGTTTACTTGATAGTTAAGCCGTTTGGAGAATTATTATATGGAATAGGAGAGGTTGTATCAATAATATTAGGCCCACTATTTGCTTTTAGCAACAAGCTCAATGAAACAGGAACTATTTTTGAGGTTTTTGCAAAAATATTTGGAGTTTTTGGAAGAGTCCTAAGAACTATAATGCAAGCTATAGGCTTTATTATAGGTGGAATATTTACAGTAATAGTTAAAGTTTTGGTTCCAATAATGAAGGGCCTTGCATATGTTATAAGTATGTTTACAACAATTATAGGCTATGTGTTTAAGACTATTTTTGATGGAATACTTGGTATAGTTCAATTTTTTGAAGGTTTATTTACATTTGATATAGGTAAAATGGGCCAAGGCATATGGAATGTAATAAGCACTTTATTTCTAGGTATACCTAATTTATTGTGGAATATAATATCTGGAGCTTTTACTTCAATACCGACTTTTGTTTGGGATGCAATAGGAGGATTAGGAACAGCAGTAAAGGATGCACTCTGGTATCTAGTTTCCAGTATACCAGGTGCATTATATAGTGCGTTATATTCAGCCGCTAGTGCCCTAGGTGCTGGTTGGCTAGTGGAACGCATGTTCGGAGGAAAAAAGACACCAGTAACCTCTCCTGAAAGTGCTTCGCCATCTGACCAAACTGCTAAGTCTGCTAAAGAATCTATTAAATGGCAAAGAGGAAGTGCAGAAGCAATGGCCTTAGTTGCAGAAGAAGGAACTAAAAAGGGAAGTTTATATGTTCATGATATCTATGTAGAAAGACAGCTAATGGCTTTGAATGCTATGTTTGCTTTTTCTAGCATAGGAGATTCTGTAGTTTCTAAATTATCTGGTTTTTTTGGAAAAATGTCTTTGCCTGGAATGGCTTTGCCCAAGCTTCCTGGTTCTATGGATTTAGGAATAGTAGATTTTATTTCAAATAGCTTCGATAGCTTATCTAAACCGGTTCAAAGTTTCTTCTCTCCATTAACAAAAGGTTTTATTCGTGCCCGTGAAGATGGAGAGGGTTTATTCTCAGCGATAGGCAGAGGAATCAAATCTCAATATATGAGTTTTACTAAAGGTGGATTATTGAAAGAAGGAGGATTTTTAGATAGTCAAAAGAAAAAGATTGAAGAGTATTACAAATATAGTAAAGACAAAACACAAGAGTATTATAAATGGAACAAAGATAAAATACTTGGTAGAAAAGCGGACTTTCTTAAAGGAGATATGGGAGAAAAAGGATTATTACAAGCAGGAAAAGAAAAGTTTTCTGATATCAAAGATAAAATATTTGGCGAAAAAGATTTGATGACTGGAGTTAGATCTGAAGGATTATTGGATAAAGCAAAAAATAAAGCTGGTTCAATTTATGGTGATGTCAAGGGTAAGGCTGGTTCTTTTTACCAAGGTGCTAAAGATAAGTTATTTGGACAAAAACTTAAAGAAGGGGAATTTGGTCCTGTTAAGCCCGGTCTCATAGACCAAGCTAAAAATAAAGCAAGTGCCGCGTATCAAGGAGCAAAAGAAAAAGGTAGTTCTATTTGGAGTAAATTAACTGGAAAAGGTGCTGAGGGTGCCGAAAAGGCTGCAGAAGGTGTTGATAAGGTTACCACCGCCGGCAGCAAAATGGGAACAATGGAAAAAGTTAAGGATGGACTTAAAAACTTGGCCGAAGGTTTGAAGTTCATGTCTGGAAAAGATGTCTTTTTTGGAGCCATGAATCTTATCCCGGCATCTGTAGGTTTGGTCACGATGATACCTGGATACTTGGGTGCGTCTTTATTATCTAAAATTGACGGAGAAAAATTAAAGGTCGGCCTAACTGGGTTGGCAACAGGATTAAAAGAAATGGCTTCTACTAAAGTTTTAATGGGGGCATTGGCACTAGTCCCAGCAGGATTGGGTTTTGCACTGATGATACCAGGAATGGCTGGTATGGCACTATTATCTATTGTTGGCCCCTTGGCACAAACTGGCTTAACTGCATTGGCTGCTGGCCTTAGTTCTTTTGGTGCTGCTGCAATGAATCCTATGTTTTGGCTTGGATTAGCCGCACTGGGTGCATTTAATATAGCTCTTATTCCCTTGGCTTATTCTTTAAGCCTATTAAGTCCTTTAGTAGAATCTTTTGGCAAAGCTATTAAAAGTGTTTTTGAAGGAATAGCAACTGTAGTAGATAGTGTTTTAGGAGGTTTTACACAATTTATTTCTGTATTAAGCTTAGAAAAAGCAGCAGGAATAGTTGCTGTTGCTGGTGCTCTTGGCTTGCTGGGCGTTTCATTGTTAGCCTTTAGTGCTGCTATGGCCGGAGGCTCAATTTTAAGCTTCTTTGGAGGAGATGGAGTTCTAGACAAAGTATTAATGTTAAGTGCAGCAGGAGCAGGTCTAATGACAGCTGCCACAGCTATGTCTACGCTTTCTAGTAGTTTGAAAGAATTTGATACCAACTTAGATTCTTTCTTGGCCAATAGCGATAAAATAAATCAATTTACTGATATTGCCAGCAAAATGGGGACTATTTCTAGTGTTGCAAGTCCGCAACCACCAACAGGCCAAGCAGACGCTGGACAAAGTAGAGGTCTACAAGAACAAAAAGCATTTAAACAATATGATCGTCTCGGCAACACTATATCTTCTGGAATAACACTTAGTCTTTTTGGTTTAGGCAAAGACCTTTCTTCGGCAATAGAAACCATCGCATCTCCCGCCACTACCGGAATTAGTAGTTTTGATACTATTACGACTCCAACCTCGGTAGTCGCTAACACAAGATCACAAAATCTACAGGATTCAGTACAAAGAGATATTGTATCTTCTGAGCCTATAAACAAGGTAGAAGCCCCAGAGTTAGGAAGCATGCTAGAGGCCGAAAACAGCCAAACTGAACAATTAATGGCTGCGGTTAGACTGCTAGAGCAAATAGCACTATCTTTGAAACCAAATAATAGTACTGGAAGTAGTTCTGCCGACACAGGAGATACTTCTACACATAAAATTCCTAATAAACCGGCAAATTATTATCCATGGGCAACAGGACACCATAATCAGGGAGGCACCAGATCTCTTAGAAGAACCTAAATTTTTACTAATTTAGGGTGTTAAAATATGAAAGCAACCAAACCAGACGGAACATTAAAAGAAATAGAAAAATGTTATATAAAAATTCCAGGATACGGACAGATAACAATGAGAATTCTTCCTGACATATCAGATAGTAAATCTGCTTCTTATAGTGACGAACCTGTTATTGGAAGAAGTTTTCCCATGAAAACTTACAGCCATTCTGAAAATAGATCTATAAGCTGGACTGCTTATTTTATGATATTAAAAAACGGAGATGCAGTTAAAAATTTAATGGATTTAAGAGCATTGCAGAGTGTAACATATCCCAGGGATGAAGGTTTTGAGCCTTATGCCCCTCCTCCTATTTGTGCAATAAAATGCGGCAATATTTTAGGAGAAAGGGAATTGTGTGTAGTTTTAAAACAATATTCAGTCAAGTTTCCTACTGATGTTGCGTGGGATGAAGATCATTTAGTTCCTTATAAATTTAGCGTAGATTTAACTTGGGAAGTTGTATATAGCAGCGATGATCTACCTGGGCACGATAGAATTTTAAGAGGTGGAAGATAATGGCAAATTATTATGAAGAAACAAATATACAGCCCTCAAAATTTGTTACATTTACTTCAAGATATTATGAAAATAAAGTAGCATATTATAAAGATAACAAATACTTAACTTTTAATACTTATAAAAAAAGAGAATATCCAACAAATTCTTCTGATAAATTTATGGTTGTTACAAAAGGTCTAGAATATAGGCCCGACTTAGTTTCTCAAAGAGCCTATGGTTTTCCTGACTTTTGGTGGAAAATATTAGAGGCCAATAACATAAAAGATATTTATGATTTTAAAGTTGGTTTAAATATTAGAATTCCGGAGGCATTGTCTTAATGGCCGGACAAAATTTCTTAGCAGGCTGCATGCAAACTTATGGATGCCAACACAATGGTAGTTCTGATGTAAACACTCTACCGCCTGGTTATATCTATTCTCCATTTGTTAGACTAAAGTGTGGAGAACAAGCCGAGGTGCTAACTGTTGGAAATAAAAGTTTGCCATCTAGGGGAAACACGGCTATTATAAAAAGCTTAGAATATGGAGTATCAGAAGGCCAAGGTTGTAAAATAGAAATACTAGATGAAGAAGGGGGAAGTTTTTATAACTTTTTTTCAAATTTAAATAAAAGCATAGAAGATATTCCTAAAAATACAAGACAATTTGAATTAGACTTTGGTTGGATAATTGAAAAAAAATGCGACGGAACAAATGTTGGCAAAATAGCTGTAAGCACTCATGGCGGATTGCCAAAACGATATATTTATTTAAATCCTCTTAGAATGCAAGTTTCTTATGAAGGAGGAAAAATTAAATATTCCTTAGAAGCACAAGATCCTATGTCAAGAGTTACAGAAACTAGAGCTGAATGTAATCTGGGAACAGAAGATAAAAAAATGCCATTAAAACAAGCGATCAGGCAATTGTGTGAAAAGAGAGACCCAGGCCCTAAATGTTCTGTCGAGTTTTTAGCAGCAGACGGAAAAAGTGAATTAAAATTTAAAAAAAGCGACGGTCAGTTTGATGGTCCAAAAAATGTATGGACAGCCAACCAACAAAATAAGCTGGCTGTTATAAGAAGGTGGCTTTCTGGAATGGTTACCGAAAATAACAAGGGAATAATTATGAATTGGAAGGGCGACAAACCAGCATCAGATGAATCTGCTGGAACACTTGTTATAATGGAAAGTCCCGCAAACACATTATGTCAGACGCTTGATCCTTGTGTAACAAATATAAGCAAAGTTACAAATAATCCTGGTACTTATATTGTTAATGGGGGAAATAGAACTTCCGTAATAAATTTTAGCCCATCTGTTACTTGGCACTTAGTAAATATAGGAAAAGCTGGTGGTGCCCAATCATCTATGGATGGTGGAGGTGCCAAACAAAAAGGTCAACCACAATGTTCTGATGATAGAAGTTCTGCTGGTGCCGCCACATTTCCATCGGCTGGCACTAATGACATAAACCACAGACCGCCAGAGAAAAGTGTAGAGCAAAGGTCGCAGGCTGATGCAGCTAACCAACAAGCAAATGCTTTTAGAGAATTGCTCAATCCAATAGAAGCTGAATTAAAAATATTTGGTGATCCCAGTCTTGTTTATCCATTAACTTTAGTTGCAAAAACACTTTCTCTTATAGTAATCAATCCTTTTCATATCAGAAATATAGGAAAAGATTGCCCAGACTGGTTGGCAAAGCCCTTATGCAATCCTGTATTTAGCAATAAAAGATGGATGATAATAGGGGTTAACCATCAAATAAAAGAAGGTTCATATGTTACTATATTAAAGTTAAGGTTAGATGCTCCAAATATTGATGAAGGTCCAAATGAGCCCCTCGGAGGACCAGGATCAGGAGGTCCAACATTTAACATAAAAACACAGCCGGATCCGTCTAAGTGTGAATCATAAGGAGAAAAATGCTAGCCAGAGAAGAAGAAATAAAAGCCTTAAAAGACAGAATAGCTATTTTAGAGTCAAGAATAGGCGATATTGGATATGAAACAAAAAATATAGTAACATCGGAATTAAGCTCTGGTTTTAAGGTACCGCTACAGGATGAAACATTGTTTGGCATTTATACAGCACTTTGTATAGATACCGTTGATATTTGGAAAATGAATAGGGTTAGATTTTTTTGTCCACTTCTCCACAACCCAAACAGACCCATAAAAGAAATGCCTTGGGCTATGCCTATATCTTCTATGGGAGGATTTGACGATAGCGGGCTAAATTGGGTTCCTCCCGCCGGCTCTACAATAGTAATAAGCTTTGAAGGAGGGTTTAGAGAAAGTCCTTTTTACCACGGCACTACTTGGCAAAGAAATCGTGGTCCAATGGGCATGCAAAATAAACGATGGCTATTTAAAAATATTGAAGAATATGCCAGAATATATGAAGGCAGAAGAAAAGGTTATTTGGTAGGTGCAAATGATGAGTCTCAAGTTTTACCCCCATGGAATACCGAAAGCTACAATGGCTATGATTTAAATACTGTAGTAGATTTCTCTGAAGACCCAGAGGCACAAAAAAGAATCACCTATCCAAATATATATGGATTTAAAACTCCTGAAAAACATATGTTTAAAATGGTTGACGGAGATGCTAAATGCAATAGGCGTTGGAAAAGACTAGAAATAATGTCTAGTTGTGGTAATTGGATAATGATGAAGGACGATCACCTACACTACTCAGGTCAATGGGCTCATCCCAGCTGTGGAGCCAGACCAGGAGATGTAAGTTGTGTTGAGTCTCAAGACGAAGGGGATCCATCAAAAGATATTACTAGACTAGGATTCAGACCAGCGACAGAGGAAGAGGCTAAAAAAGCAGCAGAATCAGAAGACGTTTCTCAAAAATATTATGACCCTAAAGAAAAAACTTCTTGTGAAGGACAAACCAGCAATAACAAAATAATAGGTGGACATCCGGATACTCCCACCCCTAATTCTAAATATTTTAAAAGCCAGACTGGTGATAATCCATATTTTAAGCATGAAAACGAATGCAGGCCATACAAGGGTCCAGGAACTCCTCAAAACAATAAGGTTGACCTCCCGCAGACCGGCATTCAATTAATGAGTATATCAGGCCATACTTTTGTGATGGATGATAGTGTTGAAGAACCTTCTGGCGAAATGAATTGGGATAGATCTGTAAAATCTTTTGACTTTGGTTGTAATAATCTTTTTGTCGGTAGAACTTATTGGAAAAGCACCACTGGACATTCTATAGAAATAAGTGACGTTGAGGAAGGGCCTAAGCCTCCAATAAGAGGTAAGGAAAATTATATAAGAATAAAAACTGCAACTGGGAATAAAATAGAATTAAATGACCACACTCTTCCTCCTTGCAATGCTGGCGAGGAAAGAGGCATTCATATGCAAAGCACTTCTAACCATACCATAGATATGGTAGATGAATCCAATGAACAATGTTCTCCTTTTAGAAGCGAAGGTGGCGTTCCTGTTCCAAATGCCAAAAAAGCTTATATAAAAATAAGAAGTGGTTACGGACTAGAAATAATGATGAAAGATGCATTCTCGCAGAAAGAATGCCAACAACAATACCTACAGCTTCTAGCCCCTCAAGTCGGAAATGATTGTGGGCCACATATAATGAGAATGCAAGAAAGTCCTTCTATAGAAAATTCTTTTATTTTCTTAAGATCAGGCGGCAGATATATTATTTCTACTTGTAAAGATAAAATTGATATAGTTGGAGATAAAGAAAAAAATCCATCTGATTATGTAGAAGTAATAAGTAGAATGAAAATAGTATCTACTCAAGATTATTATGTAAATGTTACAAAAAAGTCACATCTTTTTGTTGCAGACGAAAATATATACTTATTGGCTGGCAAAGATTGCCCCAACCCAGATACAGGAGAATATGGTCCTTGCGTAGGACCCGTTCTTGTTTATGTCAATGGTTGTGTCAGACTTAGTGATAGAGTTTATGCCAGTGCTAGTTGTACTTCTAGCGGAGCTAATATATTTATGTTTGAACCTTTAGTTAAATGTCCTAGGGAGCCTTGTTAATGAAATTTTTAGGAACACCTTATCCAATTACAAAAAATCCTTTAGGTTTTTTTAAAGTACAAAGCGGCTTATCGCAAATAAAGTCGGATTTATTAATATTGTTATTAACGAATCCAGGAGAAAGGGTTTTTTTACCTGACTATGGCACGCCTTTAAAAAGGCTTTTATTTGAACAAAATGATACGGCCTTAGAGCAACAAGCCAGAGAGATGATAGCCGAATCTATTAAAAAATGGGAGCCAAGGGTTGCTATTAATCAAATAGAGGTCACCAAAGATATTAATGAAAAAAATTTAAGTGAATACGACGCTCTACAAGATACACAGCATATACTATATATAAGAATAACGTTTATAGACCCAGAACAAATAGAAAATGTTCAGGAATTAAAGTTAGAAATTCCACTTAGTTAAACTATATTATATTATGAGTAATAAATGTCCATTTGATATAACGCCTTATGCACAGTCAGAAAGTATAAATAAGCCTAATATATTTAATTTAAATTACACAAATCAAGACTTCTGGTCTATGAAAACAAGGCTTATTGACTTTATAAGACAAGAATATTCCAATGAATTTAATGATTTTGTAGAATCTTCTTTGGGGATAATGTTAATCGAGAATTGGGCGTTTATTGCCGACACTTTAAGCTTTAAGATGGATCAAATAGCCAACGAAATATTTATAGATACGGTCACAGAGTTAGAAAACGCCTTCAGATTAAGTAAGTTAGTTGGTTTCAAGCCTCAGCCACCAATAGCCAGCAGATGTATGTTTACTGCCACGATTAATAATGTTTTGAATTTTGATTTAGAAATCACCGGAGGATATGATATCGATACAGTTAGTGGAGACACTCCAATAAGATATGAGTTGTTTCCAGCAGATGTGGATGGAAACCCAATTTTAGACCAAGATATTATTATACCTGCCGGAAGTTTTGTTAACGCAAATATTGTCGGATTAGAAGGAATATCAAGAAATGAAGCTTTTGATAGCGACGGATCAATAGGACAATCAATTAGCTTATCTTATACATCTGTAATATATGATTCTATTAGAGTGGATGTAGACGGAGTAAGATGGACGCAAGTAGAATACTTCACAGACTCTCAAAGAAGAAGAGAATATAGAGTTGAATTTGATTCTTCTTATAATGCTTTTATTATTTTTGGAAATAATAGAGCCGGGTTAATCCCATCCCAAGGATCTAGAATATTAGTAAGTTATAGAACCGGAGGAGGGACAGTGGGCAATATAGTTGCCGGAAGCATAAACTCTCAAGGCATAATTAATCCTCCTAATTTTGAACTAAGCGTTCCTGTTAGTTTTAGCAATTATACAAAAGGAGAATATGGATATAACGGCGACACCATAGAAGACATTAGAAGAAAAATGCCAGAATATCTTAGAACACAAAATAGAGCTGTAACCGGACTGGACTACAAGGTTTTATCAGAACAATTTGCATCTCCTTATCAAGGGCAGATTGGCAAGGCTACAGCTGTTTTAAGGAATTATGGTTGTGCTGCCAACATTATTGATTTATATGTTCTAAGTAGGCTCGATACATCTACACTAGGAATAGCAAGCGACCAGCTTAAAACAGAGTTAAAAAATTACATCGACCAGGTAAAAATGTTAACTGACTACGTGTGTATCAGAGATGGACAAATATTAGGAGTTACAGTTAATATAGATGTTTTTATAGATAGATTTTATAAAAAGTTTGAAGAAGAAATAAGAGATAAGATTGTCAGAAGAATTAACACTTTTTTTCTTTTAGTTAATTGGGATTACGGAGAAATACTAAGAGAAATAGATATAATGAAAACACTTTCTGATGTCACCGACCCAAATAGATACGAAATATCTTTTGTGACAGATCAAGGATCTACAAATATTGTTGTTCCTAACTTTAATCAAATTATAAGGCCGGATTCTATCAACATAAACTTTCAGTATGAGCAAAAAACATGACCATTAAATTTACCGATTGCTTAAATGATCCTTGGGGAGAAACCGAATGCACCAAAAGACCATTGAGGCCCGAAGAAAATCCGACTATATCTGATGAGATAATTTTTAAGTTCAAAACAACAAAAACAGGAGAGCTTTGTGCCAATTGTTGCGAAGAAGAAGATGATTTATGCACTGCAGAATGCATAGATCCTTACAAATTTGACAACATAACAATTTATTTCATAGAAAGAAATTTTTCAAATACCAAGGCTTACTCTGATGAAAATTTTAACGTATTCTATTATACGGACGCCACTGTTGTTGCTAAAATAGGAGATGAAGATTACCCTGCATGGTTATCAACAGATCAAAATAATGCTTATATTAAAAAAATAACCCACGATAAAAATGGAAATGTTTTAACTGGTTGTTTTGAACTTGTTTGGAACCCTCTTGGTCTAAGAGAGGGTGATTATTTTATATGTTGGACTTATACTCCGTATATAGGAGGTGCCAGCATATCTAGTCATTTAAAATTTTATTTAAATTCTAGCAGTGAAATTAACACAAGCATTCCTACTCATAGAACCAATCCTAAAAAATATTATGATTTATTAGAGAGATATACTCCTGAGATGTTTAAAGAGTATATTTCTGCAAAGGATCGCACTCCTGACGTTCTTGATAAGTTTAATAAATCAATTGCCAAGGGATTTAATGTTTTAGAAGATTTGGCCAATCAAATGGTTGATTTGTTGGATTCAAATGCTGTAAATGAGTATATTATTTATTATCTTTCTAATACCTTAAACTTAAAATTAAAAGGCTCTGATCCAACTTTATGGAGAAGGCAAATAAAAGAAGCCGTTCCTCTTTACAAAACCAAAGGAACAATCAAAGCTTTAAAGGAGTCTTTAGATCAATCTGGTATGAGATTGCTAAGAATATCAAATTATTGGCAATTTGTGTCACCTTTTTATTTTATTGATTCTTTTGTTGTTGATTCATCTAAAACATTTAGTTTAACATACAAAGTTGTAAACGATGATATTAGTTTATCTTATTTTTCTTTTAATAATTTAGAAAATGATATTTCTCCTGCTGACTATGAAATTATAGAAGATGAATATTCGACAAAAATAAAGATTAATTTAGAATTATCTGAAAATTCAATTTTAAAGGTCAAATATTGTTATTTAGAACCAATTAATGAGAGAGAAGAAAGCTTATCAGAATATATAGAATCTCTTCCTTTGATGGACAACAGAGATCAATATGCTAATCAGCAAATCGTTTATCCTTTAAAAAATTGGAATGTTAGGTTAATTGATGAAAATGATCCGATGATCCACGATATCATCACAAGTAGACATCCTTTTCAAAAAGATGTTATATTTGGTAAAATTAGAACAGAATTTCCGTATAGTGAAAATGTTTATAATAGCGAAGAATATAACGGATCGTTGAGAGACTCTTTAAATCCTTGTGATATAGATCTAGACTTTATAGACAAGTGTTCCAGCTGCAGGAGTAGTAATTTTGATGTTGACTTAGAAATACAAAGCTTGTCCGATGACAGAATACAAGAAGCTAAAGAAATAATCACAGAAAATGTTCCTTTTCATTCTGTTTTAAGAATGATAAATTTTTTTGGAGGAAATTATGAATATGTTGCTCCTCCAATTGAAAATTATGATATACTTTTAACTTATAAATATTTAGAAAATAATATTTCTGGCGACTTACAGAGATGGTTTTATAGAAGCAAATTAGACGTTGACAGAAAAACCAGAAATGAGTTGGCAGAAAAAAATCTATTACTTTCTGGCGATTTGTATTTTTATAATGAGAAGATTGTCTTGTTTTCTCCAAATTTTAATTTTGACGAATTAAATTTTTATGAAGACAGATATGTAGAAATTTTATCTCCTTCTATTTATTCTGGGGTTTATTCTATCTCTAATCCTAATAAAAACTATACAGATGTAAGTATTCAAAATTATATAAATGATTCTAGTTTTTCTTTTAATATATTTGATGAAATATCATCTTTTATTGCAGACTTAGCAAGAGATGATTATATAGAGTTAATAGAAGAAGATAAAAAAATTAATTTTATTGATTTGGAAATAGATAATAATTATAAAGTTTTAATAAATGGCATAGCTTATGAAATTAAGAGCGTGGTATCTTCAAATAAAATTTTATTAAAAAATAATTCAAATATTATTAAAGGAAATTTTTCATCGAACTATAGTATTTTAGATGAAAATAATTTAGAAGTAAGCTTAAAACCTGATATATATTTTTCTTTTGGAAAATTTTTATATTACAATTTAACAAAAGTTAATAAGCCGCTTGATTTAAATAAGGATATATTAAAAAATTTCGAAATACAAGCCGTTTTTGAGAAAACTATACAAGGTAGTCAACAAAAATATACTTGTAAAATTGTAGATTATGACAAAGATGGCTTTTTTATTAATAATTATTATGAAGAAAATATTGGTTCCATTTTAATAAAAATAAGATATTTATTAAGAAAAAATGAACCCGGAAGCCTCTTGCTCAGCGGTTTAAAGGCTCAATCAACATTTCCTTTAAATCAAAGTTTTATTGACAATATATCTAAATATTCTATAAAAATTACTTCACAAAACTTTAGCAATAATTACTATTTTATATCAGATGTTGTAAATCAAGGAGGAAGCTTTATTTTAAGTTTATATGGAGATTTTGAAAGATTCGGCTTATATAACAATAAAGTTTTATGCAACGCTCAGTTTTTTAATTACAAAGAAAATTTAATTAATATCGAGGACAAAAAGAATAACCTACAAGAAGTTGAAATGGAAATTAACAGATCAAATAAAAGCATAATAGAAAACATAATAGAAACAGAAGAATCTCCACAAGTTAAAGCTTCTGGCGACGATTCTTTTAAAGAATTTAATATTCAAAAAGAAAATATTTTTGTTAAAATTGAAACTATAGACGGAAAAACAATAGAGGAAAAATTATGAATTTAGATTATCAAAAAGTAGAAGGCTTTGTTGAGTTTATAATAGAACATAAAAACGGCCTTTTAGAAAAATATACAAAAAAAAATACTATTTTAAGAAAGGGCAAAGAAGCTTTGGCTGCCACGCTTGCAAACTCTCATATTTCTTTGTCTACAGGAGAACCGAGCGACAGAAACTCCTTCAATATCACCAGAATGATATTTGGAGACGGCGGCACTGTTAATAACAGTCCCAAGAGCGTATCTGATAGTAGAACATCCTTGTTTGGCACCAAAATAATAAGTAAACCTGCTATCGCTTCTATAGATCCTAAAGTTAGAACGGAAGTAATTTTTACTTCTGTTGCTTCTTATGCCGATGGGAATGGCTCAATAATTAATGAAATGGCACTAGAAATGGCTAACGGAGAACTATATAGTATGGTGACATTTCCCGATTTAACAAAAACTCCACAAATTCAAATTACTTGGAACTGGAGAATTAATTTTATATAAAGGCAAAAAATGGCAGATGCTAGTTTAAACGAAATAAATGGCGTACCACTATATCAACCGAATGACCCCTACCATCATGATTTTGATAATAAGCCTATAAAGGCTTTAATCGAAAGAGACAATTTAATTTTAGGTGTTGTAAATGTTTTAAAAAATGTTTTAAGTTCTGCCGGAGGGAATTTAGGAGATTTATCCTTAAGATTAAATCAATCAATTGATTCTAATGGTAATTTAAAACCCGCCGCGATCGATGAAGCTGCCCATAATATAGCTAATCATACAGATGGAAGAAAACAAATTTCACAACAAGAACTTGATTACTACGTTTCTTTGGGCTATTCTGTAGACAATAATCCAAAATTTGCCAGATATTTGGACGAGGAAAGGGCAAAGCTTTCTTTGATATCCGAAGAAGCAAATAAGTTGCAAGTATCAATCACACCAGAAGGCTCGCCAAAACATTTAGTCGATAATGGAGAGGTAAATTTTCAAAGTTCTGATACAATAAGTGTGTCCATAGAAGATGATAATGTAATTAAATTTAATAGCAAATTTCCTGTTAGTGTTGCTCATCAACATTATTATCAAGTAGAACCAGTGACTACAAATAGGGTTGATTATTCTATTAACGGTATATCTTCTTTTAAACAAGGATCTTTGAGAGTTTATGTTAATGGGCATCGAATAGAACAGTGCTCAAGTGATTGTGCAGACGTAGATTTTAGTTATTACCCATCGTTTACTTTGAATGGTTCGGCTGTTGTTGTAGAATGGAAGAAGATTTATTACGAAGAAAAAAGTAGCACAGCAGACTTTTCTTTTTCTTCTGTCTTGGGCATAAAAGACAAAGTTTTTGTTGATTACGATGTGGTTTTAATTTAGGAGAAAAAATGTCCACTATTATTGAAAGAATACAAGAAATATTTCCCAAAGATCTAGAACTATCATCTAGACATAGTTATTTTCAACTTCAATATTTTCTTATCGGCAAAGAGCCAACCAATCAATCTAAAATGTGGCAGTGCTTGAGAGAACTTCAAGCCAGAAAAGAAAATTTGGAGAATTTGGATTTACAAATAGAAGAGGAAAAAGATAATCTTGAGCTTCAAAAATTAAGCATAATGGAGTTGCAAGAGGAATCTTCTGGGTTAAATTTAAGTGAAATAAAAAGAAAAAAAATAGAAATTAGAATAAAGGGCATTAATAGAGTTATAGAGTCAATAAAAAAGAATATAACTAATTTAAGTATTAAAAAAATTAACATTGAGGAAGAATGTGAATTTTTTATAAAAACATTTCAAAATATTAACAAAAATGAAAAACTTAAGCATTTCGACGACCTAGATTCGCAAAAGGAATACTGGGGTGCAAAATTATTAGAAAAAGCTAATCTTAGACTTATAGCTAATAATAACATAGATGCTGATTTGCTAGAAACAATATTATCTCTTCCAGATGATATTCAGATAAAGAAATTTATTATAAATAAAATAAATAATTTAACAAGCAATACTAATGATAAATTAATTAATCAAAAATTAAAAAATGGCTAAAATTCACACACTTCAAGAAGGATATCAAACTGGCGATCTATCGGTTTATCCCGAAGCAATAGACAATAAAGAAACTCTTTATGAAGTTAAAAATAATGCTTCTATAAAGCTTAGACAAAGCTTAAGCTATACCGGCAGTAATATAGTCGTAGATAGCACCAACGCCTTTCCTGATAAGGGTATAGTAAGAATTTCTTCTAATGATGCATCTAAGTCTGGGGAATTGGTATACTATTCTTCTAAAACAAATAATACTTTTAAAGGTTTAATTAGAGGTTTTGCTGGTTCCGTTAGAAGTCAATGGAATGTGGGATCCGTTGTATCCAATGTAGTCAGTGCAGAGCACCACAATAGTGTAAAAGACGCCATTCTCAAGATAGAAACGAATTTGGGTCTTGAAAATGATCCTAATCCAACTTCTCTTAATGGTATTTTAAAGTCACAAGAAAATAGATTTCTAATAATAAAGCCTATTTTTAGATCTTATCCAATTAAAGGCCCTCCTCCTTTAACCGTGCGTTTTCAAAATTTTAGCACCGGCCCTATTGCCAAATTTTTTTGGGATTTTGGCGACGGAAATACGTCTTCTGAAAAAAGTCCAACACACACTTATTATCAGGAAGGCAGCTATACTATCGAGTTAAATGTTGTAAGTGTTTTAGGGGGCCAAGGTGTTACAACCAAATATAATTATATTTTGGTTTCTAATGACGAAAAGCAACCATTTTTTTATGTTCACCCGACAACAGGACATAATTCTATTGGGGGAAATCCATCTTTATTTGAGTTTGTTGATCAAACAGATGGAGATGTTAAAGAGAGAATATGGAATTTTTCTGAAAACGGTTATTTAGTTAAAAAAATGTATAAAACAAATTATACAAGCGACTCTAACTATACTTATTTTAATATAGATTTAGATCTGACTTCTTTATATGATTCTAACAATAAAGTCATTATAAAATCTAGTCAAAATTTAATTAAAAATATAATAGATATATCTTATAATGGACAAAAAACTATAATAAAAGTAAATAAAATTACCGATAATTTAGTTTCACCCAAAATAGGATTTTTTGAAAATAAATTAATCAAACAATATACTGAGGTTGACCCAAATATTCACACTGTGAATTTTATTTATAACAATAAATCTACTCCGAAGCCTAGCATTTTTATTTTATATAAAAATCAAACAATTAAAAAGTCGTTTTTAAAAGAAAATTTAGTTATTTTATGAGTTTAAGCAATTTTCCTAAAAAATTTGATAACAATCAAAATTTATATTTAGTTCATGATTATTTAAGGTTGAAGTTGGCCGAGGACTACAATCCTGGGGACAATATAATATATGTGAGTGGCGATAAATCTGTTATGAGCATTTTTCCTAATTCTGCTCAAGGCGGCGGCATTATAACTTTGATCGACCAATGCGACGATATTGAAAATAGAGCGATAAGCTTCTCATATACCTCTAGAACTCCTAATGATTTATTAGATACCAGTCCTTGGTTTTTTGAAGGCATAAAAATACTCCCCAATTTTAATGATGTTAAAAAATTCAAAAATATAACAAATGTTTGTCAAAATGTGATGGCAGAGCATCACAATTCTTTAAAAGATGCCCTAATTAATATTGAAAAATTTGCAGGCATTCAAGATAAGATAGGTACAATTCCTTATCTTGGAACAATGGAAGAGAGAATAAACTATTTAAGAAAACTAATATTAGGTCCGCGTGCATGGTTTAGTGTAAATAAAAGCATAGCACTTTCTAATTCTACTTTTGTCTTCAAGGATTTAAGCTTTAATTTAGGAACAGATACAACCGATATAGTGAATAAGTATACTTGGTGTTTTAATCTTCTAAAAAACTCTGAAGGAAATTATTATTGTTCTGATGAGGATAGTTTTTTAGAGTATAGTAAAAAGTCTAGCGAGATCAGAGATGTAGAGCACACATACACAACTCCAGGTTTATATTCGGTAAGTCTAACAGTTGAAAACGAATTTGGATCTGACCTGGTGATTTTTGAAAACTTAATCAATGTAAGAGAGCTAGTTCCAGAAGAAGCCACTATAAATATACCTTTGTCTATTAATCAATTTAAATATCAAGGGTCGGTTAGGGCAAGCACAGGTAGTGTTATACAATTAGAGGTTAGCAACAATGGCCAAGTAGGTTCAGATGAGATTGTTGATTATACATGGAACATACCCGATGATTTGAATCATTTTAACAATAATTTAACCAAAGCAAACTTTAGTGTCGGCGGCATATATGGAATTGGATTAAGAGTAGACACTAAATTTGGAAATTATAGAATAACATTTCTAGAAAATGCTTTAGACATTGTAGAAAAAACAAATTTGTGGCTTTGGACTATCAATGAACAAAAAAACTCTATTCGATCTCATGAATTTGGTATAATAAGTGAAACTTTTAAAACATTGTCTAATTATTCTATAGAAAAAATAGAGGACAGTTTTATTAAAAATATTTGCGAATCTTCTCAATATTTTTATGGCGAGAACTGCAGGATGCTTAGAGAGTTTAATAAAAATAATGGTTTTTGTAAAATTAATAATATAAGTTCTGGCGATTCTGGGTCTGGCTTAGTGTATTGGGCATCTGGAAGACCCGCCACAGCCAACAGCAACACAGAAAAAGTTTTTTTTAGAAATTTTAATGGTTTTACACAAACGTATTCAACCATATCAATACAGTCCACAGGTCAGACTTTTATTCAAAGAGCTTGGAATTGGATAGATTTAGCTAGCGAAAACAATTTGTATATTACTTTTGGCTTAAATAATTCTGGGGGCAATTTAACCAATGATACTCATTTTAAATTAAACTTAGATAATTATTCAAGCAATAATTTTATTTTAAACCAATACGCCAATGGTGCAGATGATTTAAAAATAAATACTGTTTGTCAAGGCTGGGCTGGTGGAAATGACATTATACCAGATTTAATACCTACCACATGTGAAGATTCGGGTGCAACCTACAAAGATTACTACTCAGTGACTAGATCTGTTTGGAAGGACGGCAGCGGATATATTCTAAGAAATCAAGGCCAAGGAAAGTATTTTAGATTTAGATCTTTTTACAAAACTTCTGGAATAGTTTCTAACGAGTTCACGGGTGTTAAAAAGATTAATGATTTAAGCGGCCCAACAAGATCCGAGGGACAACTTTTATCTATGTCTGAAGGCTTATTTTTATTTAATAATTCAGGATCTTTGTCTGTTTATAATACTAATTCGTCCACATGGTCAACAGGCGGACCAGGCGTTAATTCTAGCGAATTTAGGTCTTTGCAAGATGTGACTAAAGATTATTTTGATAATAATAATCAAACTTTGTTAGCTTCCAGTGATCAAGATCACACTTCTTACCTAAGTTATGATTATAGCGAAAATTCTTTTATAAAGTTTAATGATATTGATTTAACTTTTAAATATATAGGTAGTAGACCTTCTGGCACGCAATGGCAACTTAGATTTTATTGAGGTAAAAATTGAGCAAACCACCACCAAATCCACTATATCCTAAAAGATACGATTCCGATGAAACTCTATTTTTAGTTTACAACACTTCTGAATCAATTTTATCAAAAGATAATCCTGCTTGGTCTGAAGAAATTGACTTAGAACCAATATTTCCTTTTGAGGTTTGGGCTGATTCTGGATTTGCTAATTTGGATGGAGAATTATTTTATTATAATTCAGTAGAAAGAGCAGATTTTAATGGCGTTAGTTTGGTTGTTAGGTTTAAGGGTTGCATTAGAAATCTGGGCGGATCTACTACCAAAATAAATAAAAGAGGCACCAAAGTACGTGGCTATGTTGTTGCAGAACACCACAATCAAATTGTTGATGCAATTATAAACATAGAAAAATTTGTTGGAAGTAATTTCACCGATGATCAGGACACATTAGACTGGAGGATAAGAAACCTTGCGGCAATACCGGTATTTTTTGATGACCATTCCTGCCCCGACGTAAATTTTACCTTCAATATAATAGAAAGCAACAATATAACCGGCATTGTCGCTAGATACCTTATACAAATCAACAATGCATCTTTAGATACAACTTTTATTTTAGATTTTGGAGACGGAACAACAAATAATACGTTCTTAGAGGGAACACACACATATGCAGTAAATTCAAATATTGATCCCGTTTTGACTGTTGCCAACTCTCTTTGCTCTATTACTGTTACGCCTACTGAACGAGAAAACAATATTCAGCCAAAAACAAATGAAATAACCACCCTAGACATACCAGTTCCTCCTCCACCCGAAATACCCACTATTTCTATTACGCCTATAGTAATACTTCCCAATAAATACAATATACCTCCTATAGTTTTTCCTTGCCTGGATATAAGTCCAATAGGGGGACCAAATATTCCTTCTATAATAGAAATAGTTCCTCCTCCAAATATTCCTCCTTTGATCACAATTACTCCAATTAATATACCCACTAAAATTACAATTACTCCTATAAACATACCAACAAACATTTCTATAACACCAATAAACATACCCACACTAATAAACATTACCCCCATTAACATTCCAACAAACATAACCATTACACCTCCAAATATACCCACGATAATCACTATCACCCCTATCAACATACCCTCAGTGATTACTGTTACTCCTCCAAATATCCCAACAATAATCACTATTACGCCTATTAATATCCCAACAACAATTACGATTACTCCACCAAATATTCCAACAATAATTACTATCACTCCACCAAATATACCCACATTAATTTTATTTGGCTCTATCAACATACCAACTTTTATTAATATAGCTGCACCTACTATCAACATACCAACTTTTATTAATATAGCTGCACCTACTATC